GAAGAAGAGGAAGAAGAAGAGGAAGAGGAAGAAGAGGAAGAAGAGGAAGAAGAGGAAGAAGAAGAGGAAGAGGAAGAGGAAGAGGAAGAAGAGGAAAGTTTGCATTCAACTTTCACAATTTTCAAATTCTTTGTATTAATGTTTGTTTACATCATGTTTCAAAAACAATTTCAAAACATTTATATTGATTTCACATTTACATTTGCATTTATAATTTTATATATGAAGATGGTGGCAATAATTTGTGTAAACTTGTAATCAAATATAAATAGGATATTTATCAATGTTAATAATTTCTGTTTTTGATACACTTTTAATATTTTTTTGTGTAATTTCGTATTGAGTAAATACGCGATGCTTTAGTTGCTGCGATGGAACTTTATTATGAACCGTTCGAGCAATCATTTTATATAATTTAAAATCTGGGTATCTGTCAACACCGTCCTTCTTGTATAAGATATTACGTCCATTATCGTCAGTTACCCAGTCGACAACAAGGGATACCAATCGACTTTTTTTACATTCGCGAGTGACATCTTCCATATTTTCAATAAAAAAATCAAAGAGTGAGCAACCCAATCTGCATAAATCAAAACTATAATTGGGGTAAATGCATGGTTTTTTGTCATTAAAATAAGGTTCACAATTATACTGAGTTGCAGCATCTCCACTTTTATGAAAACTATCGCTACAAATGAATTTTGAATTAAATTTGTAAATTGACCGACCAAAGTCAATAATTTTAAAAATTCTACCAAACGTCGGAACCTTGTAATATTTTTTATTAAAAAAGTAATATATAAATTCTTTATCTGTTTCAATAAACATGACATTATTTGTATGCAAGTCATTGTGCGTAAATGAAAATATTTTTTGATATGTTGCCAGTGTTATAACAATTTGCATTAGTGCAGCTTCCCATTCTTCATCCGAGAGAATGTCTTTCACCATTAAATAATCAAGAGTTTTTGTGCAACGTTCAAGCACAATTACTTCAACAGGGAAATTATAAATAACAGCATTCAATACTTCTTCTTCTTCATAACCTTCATTGTCATCGTCGTCAATTGTTTCAAACGTCGATTCTGTATCGCCGCTGTTATCACTACTATGACTATTGCTACTACTTCCACTATGACTACTGTTACTGGTGGTACTACTATTATTTCTGCCTTTACTGCCTACATTATCGTCCTCGCTAAAGAGTTCTTCATCATCATTTGCATCATTATTTGTATCATTTGATTGCGTTGTCGTATGAGACGACCTAGAAGAACATGACACAGAAGATGATGAGGAACTGCATGATATGTTGTTGTTGATACTGCAACTACTATTATCATTATTTTCAGGGTTAAAAATATTCGAATTGGTCAATTCGGTCAATTCGGTCAACTCTAGTTTATTACTTGTTGCACTTTTGACATCATCATCAACATTGTTATTGTCACAAGTATTGTTGACAACATCGAAATCATCAAAATTTTCAAATTCAATGTCTATATTTTTATCTTCATTGACATTTAACTTTAGTTTAGAATTGCGATTACGATTTCTAGTTTGTTTTTTCTTTCCATTACATTCGCCATTTTCATCATCATCGTCATCACTATTATCGTCACTACAATCTTGAAATGCGGTTTCATCAAATTTAAAAAGAGTTCCATTTTTTTCTTTAAAAAAATCATTCTTCATCAGGTATTCATAATCATCAATAATATTAATTGTAAATTCATTTTGAATTGCCAAATATGAACCATAAAAATCTATGCCATGAATAAAGCTGTGGGTGTTTAACAGCTGGCTCGATAAATAAGAAAAGAATCCGTCGACATACGCCGAATTATTAGAATCTAGTATCTTATAATGATTGTATTTTTCTTTTGATTCAATATTTAGAGAAGTGGTTGTATCAAATGTAAACGGAGTTGAATGAATGGACGGCAAGCTTAGTAAGGAATCCAAATAACACGATGAGTGGGCAATCTTATCAATCCCATCCACATTAGCAGTTTCTTTAAAATTATAATTGCCAGCTAAATATTTAACTGGGTCAAGTAGTGGAGAGAATTTGAAAAATACAGGAGTAAATGCACTATTTTCATCATCACTATTATTTTTACACTGTTTTGGATTTGGATTTGGAAAAATAATAGCATTGCCACAATTTTTTGATATTGATGTGGTGGTGGCACCATCATCGTCAGATAAAGTGTAAGCAGAGGCAGAAGTGGCGGCAGCAGATATTGTTTTAGCGTTGTGTTTATGGTTAAGGTTTATTGAATTATAGTTTGTGTCGTTGAGAGAGAAAAATTTTGAATAAATCGGAATATAATTTTGACATTTTTTTAATCCCATATGAGACATTTCTAAATCTTTAAGAACATTATCATTTTTTGGTTTTTGATAAAACAATTTAAATTTTAATTCATCGTCAACTACACTTGCGGATGTTGTGGTTGTTGTGGTTGTTGTGGTTGTTGTTGTTGCATCAGTATCAATAATGGGAATGACGGGAATGACGGGAATAGACATAACGGTAAATAAATGAATAATTGAAATATTACTTTCTGTAAATAGAAAAATACGACTATTTAAACTTATACTTATACATTTATTACATTTATTATGATTTATTATACTAAATTAAAATTAGTTTGACATTCATTTTTTTTATTTTTACAGGATATATAGCACATTCATTCAATTTTTAAACAAGCATATTGAAATATGAATTTAGAACTAGGGAAATTTGATATGCGGTCCATCAGCTTTCGACCAGATGAAAATAAAGGTCCAGTTATCGTGTTAATCGGACGACGTGATACCGGTAAAAGTTTCCTCGTTAAAGACCTCATGTATTACCACCAGGACATCCCAATCGGAACCGTCATTTCAGGAACAGAAGCAGGCAACGGATTCTTCGGAGAACACGTCCCAAAACTCTTCATCCATGACGCATACAACACCGCCATCATCGAAAATATCCTGAAACGACAAAAAGCAGTGCTCAAACAAGTAAAAAAGGAAATGGAATCATACAAACGGAGCACCATAGACCCCCGAACATTCGTCGTCCTCGATGATTGCTTGTTCGATAATAAATGGACCCGCGACACTATGATGCGTCTCCTCTTTATGAACGGCCGTCATTGGAAGATTATGCTGGTCATCACAATGCAATATCCTTTAGGCATTCCGCCAAATCTTAGAACCAACATTGATTACGTGTTTATCCTGCGAGAGCCGTACATAGGTAACCGAAAACGAATCTATGAAAATTATGCGGGCATGTTTCCGACATTTGAGTCGTTCTGTCAGGTGATGGACCAGTGCACTGAAAATTTCGAGTGTTTGGTGATAAATAACAATGCCAAATCGAATAAACTACAGGACCAAATTTTCTGGTACAAGGCGCAGCAGCACGGACCGTTCAAACTCGGTAGTAAAGAATTCTGGGAGATGAGCAAGGATTTAAATTCTGATGATGAAGAGGAGTCATATGACCCGAAGAACATCAACAAAAAAGGAGCGGGACCTAAAATCAGTGTGAAAAAAAATAAATGGTAGTGTGATAATTATTTGCTTTTGTTTTTAAAAGCAGAAACGTTCGAGAAAAAAAAACAAATTGGCGACTACTTTTATGTTACAGTAATCCACAACGCCAACAAATCTACAACAAGTGCAAGTGCAAATGCAAATTAGAATTTACACTGTCACCAAGTTGTAGATGTTATCCACATATTTGTTTGCTTGAATGCGTGTGTATGGATTATTTTTTGAAAGCGCGGTTATTTTTGCGATGATATCTTTGATTGAATTTTTGATGCAGTGGTGTTTGTGGTGCATGTCAAAAAGGACCTTTTCTTCATTTTGTATCAACCGCAATTCATTTGAAACCTTGGCTTCCAAGTTGCCAAGTTTGAAGTAGAAATGGGAAGATTGTGTGTACCGGTGATAAGTGTTGTGGGATTCATGCAACTTCATCTGATTCAGCCTCATCTGGAATGGAATCAGTCGGCGGCGCATTTCTTGACACTTTTGTATCTGTCGTGTGATTTCCGCTTTAGACTGCAACTGGGCTTTCATGCGGGCTTCGTGTTCAGATTGTCGTTTGAGTATCAGTTCACGTTCGCGCTCATGCATTTCTTTTTTTGTTTTTTTCTTTTCGTCTGAAGACGAGTTTGCTTTTTGTTTCAATATTGATTTCTCGGCAAGTGATAGATTCTGAAACCACTCGGATGCTTCCTTTTTGTTCATTCTCTTTATTCCCGACGACTTGCCTACTCCTGATTTGGATTTAGATTTGCCTGTGGTTTCCATTTTATAATTGAGTTGACTTGTTGCGACTTCTTACTGGTTTGAACACTGAATACTTGAAAAGTAATTGAAAACTTTTCAATTTATATTTTTAATATTTAGGAAAGAGATTTTTGTAGCATATATACAATATATATACAATGCAATATGTCCACAATTATTATATTATATATACTATATGATGACATCACAAGTTGAATCAATTATTTTTGTAATAGTTATACTTTGCATAATTGGATATATTTGTAGATTATATGAGACTATACATTCACACCTATCTTTGAATGCTTTAAAAAGTGCCAAAACGAATCCGAAAATATTCTATATTTTATCACCTATATTATTTTGTTTAGCAGCAAATGTATTCTTTTTTAAAAACGCAAATGGACCATTAGTCTCACGAATAAAATCATTATTTTATAATTTAAATCAACCAACATTTTTTAAAGAGCTAATTCCTCTTACATCCCTGTTCGCACTTATTATAAGCAGTTTGATTGCAGTGGGTGCTGGTGGAATTCTGGGTTCAGAAGCAGTTTTAATAAGCATATCTACAATTTTATTATTATTTACAAGTGATTATTTTAAGAATAATGTTGAACAACTAAACATTGAAAAAATACTTTACATTGGATACATTTTTGGATTTACTTTTGCATTCAGAGACCCGATTTCATCTTTTATTTTAGTAATTGAAAAATCTTTGATGGGTCATTCAAAAAATGTATTTACAAATGCATTATATTCTTGCATTGGAATTGCAACAGCATATTTTTTTATGAATAATGAACAATTGTTTCCAAATGCAGTGCCTGAAAAATATACTTATGAATTGGCAAGCATTTTACAATGTGTTGTATTGGCATTATTTTGTGGAGTATTTGCTTGTTTATTTTTTAAATTAATGTATAAATTATATTTTACAATTGAAAATATATATTCAAAAAATTATATTATATTCAACATAATTCCAATCATTTTTGGTTTATGCATAGCTGCAATTATAAATAACATTGAAGGAGTTTCAGTTGGAGGAAGTTCAAAATCAGTAAATGAAATTTTTAAAGGTGAAAATATTTATACTGGTGAAAATATTTATACTGTTGAAAATATAATTGGTAATATTGTAAATATTTTATTGACATTTACTTCAGGCTGTTCTGGAGGATTAATAATACCTTCGATATCAATTGGAAGTTATATTGGATTTTTGTATAATAAAATCACCACACTTCCTTTGATACAAACATTGACCATTGGAATGACTTCGGTTTTTAGTGCATTTTTTGGATATCCTATTTCTTCTGCATTTGTCATTCAAAACATTTCAAATCAAAATCTTGATACACTGCCTCTACTTATATTGACATCATACATTTCTTATTTTTCTTATAAAACTGTCAACAAACTTTTTTAATTGTAATTGATTGTAAAGAACTTGATGTTTATTATTTATTAAATTGAAAACAAAACATAAACATTTTATTTTTACACTCATACATCAATCACACAAAATATATCATTAAATAAAAACATAAACCATGAAACAGATTTTTAAAAAAACAATGTTGACATTTCATTTATCATTGTCAATATTGTTCATTTTCCTAATTATGTTTATACCGGTTAAAACCAATGTTAATGTCACCGACATTATCACAATTTCCGCCAATTCAACTAAAACGCCGCAAACTGATAACGACGCATCGTCTTCTCCTTACAATGAAAGAGTCATAGTCATTTTAGGTTATTTTGGATTATCATTAATAGTCGTATTTCCAGTTTTAATGTGCATAATGTGCATATATAAAATGAAGGGGTCAGCCCCTTGCAATTTTAGAGAAGCATTTTGCAATTGTTGTTAATCTACTTCCTCGATATTGGGTCCAGATTTTGACGACGACGACGACGGCTCATCTTGTTGTCCGGGCATTCCTCCAGGCATTTCACCATTGGAAGAAGCATACAACTTTGAAATAATCGGACTAACAATTCCCTCTAGTTTTTTTTGTTGCACTTCATACTCGCTTGCATCAATATCATTGTTTCCTGTAGATTCCAGCCATTCAAGCGATGCCTTGCAAGCGTCCTCAATTGAGCTGCGGTCCGACTCGGACAACTTCTCTTGCATACCCGGCTCAGAAGCTGAACTTTTGACTGAATAAACATAATTCTCAAATCCATTTCGCGCATCAATTTTTTGTTTGTGCTTTGCATCTTCATCTTTATATTTTTCCGCTTCAGAAACCATGCGCTCAATGTCATCCTTTGACAACCGTCCTTTATCATTCGTAATTGTGATTTTATTCGACTTGCCGCCAGCTTTATCAACTGCATTAACGTTGAGCACGCCATTCGCATCCAAATCAAATGTAACCTCAATCTGCGGAGTTCCGCGCGGCGCCGGAGGAATGCCGTCCAGTTGAAACTTGCCAAGAATATTATTGTCTTTGGTAAGCTGGCGCTCACCCTCAAACACCTGAATCAAAACGCCGGGCTGGTTATCCGCATACGTTGAAAATGACTGACTTTTTTTGCAGGGAATCGTGGAATTTCGCTCAATGAGTTTTGTCATGACACCTCCAGCCGTCTCAATTCCTAGAGATAGCGGCGCAACATCCAGCAACAAAATATCCTGCGTGATTTTCGATTGGTCTCCCGTCAAAATGGCCGCCTGAACTGCCGCGCCATACGCAACTGCCTCATCCGGATTAATCGAACGATTGAGCTCTTTTCCATTAAAATACTCCATTAGCAAACTGCACACTTTCGGAATGCGGGTCGACCCGCCAACCAGCACAATTTCATCAATGCTACTCTTTGACATTTTAGAATCTCTGAGCACGCGGTCAACCGGGTCAATGGTGGAACGAAACAAATCCATGCACAACTCTTCAAATTTGGCTCGCGTAATCTTGGTCATAAAATCAGTCCCCTCAAAAAGCGAATCCACCTCAATCGTTGTTTCTGCAGATGCAGAAAGGGTTCGCTTGGCGCGTTCGCACGCAGTTCGCAATCGACGCAAAGCCCGGTTATTACCGGTCGGGTCCTTCTTGGTTTTGCGCTTAAATTCCTGAACACACCAATTCACAAGCCGATTATCAAAATCCTCACCACCCAAATGTGTGTCTCCTGCAGTTGCTTTTACCTCAAAAATGCCGTCATCAATTGTTAGAAGCGACACGTCAAAAGTGCCTCCACCCAAATCAAAAATTAAAATATTGCTCTCGCCTTTTCCCTTTTTATCAAGCCCATATGCAATTGCCGCCGCAGTTGGCTCGTTGATAATTCGCAACACATTTAGCCCCGCAATTGCACCCGCATCCTTGGTGGCTTGGCGCTGTCCATCATTAAAATATGCCGGGACTGTAATCACAGCTTCCGTAACCGGCGAGCCCAAATAACTCTCCGCAATTTCCTTCATCTTAACTAATACCATTGCAGACACTTCCTCTGGAGAAAATGTCTTTTGTTCTCCCTTGAATTCCACTTGAATGTGCGGCTTACCTCCATCCTTGGCAACCACCTTGAATGACCAATGCTTCATATCACTCTGAATGCTAGCATCGTCGATTTTTCTACCGATGAGACGCTTTGCGTCAAAAATAGTATTTTCTGGATTCATGGAAACCTGATTTTTCGCAGCATCTCCAATGAGACGTTCGCTATCTGTGAATGCAACGTATGACGGCGTTGTCCTATTTCCCTGGTCATTTGCAATAATTTCTACGCGCTCATTCTGCCAAACGCCCACACACGAATACGTCGTTCCCAAATCAATTCCGATTGCTTTTGACATTTGAAGGTTTGTTATCTAATCTGTACTGCGCAATATTTGCTACTTGTATATATGTTTAATGTAAATTATCTCTATATTATTTCAATAATATATTTATTCATCTATTTCATCTATTTAATGAACGAATAAATATAAATGGCATATTTAATATTTACCCAAACCAAAGTCAACCAAAATTTTAATCAACTTTGTCAAGGTCGGAGTTGTCAACACCAGAAACTTGGTTTTCGGTAAGACGCGACAGCCCGTGGTCCGTATTCTTGTCAATCACCACATTCTCTGTTTCAAACATTTGTTTGCGGATTTCGTCGAGTGTTACATTTTCTGATTCTTCTTCATCTTCGCCCGCATTTGCATTTGAGTCTTCATCGTCGGCTGACAGATTTTTGACGCTCACGAGCTCGCCCTTGGAATTAATGGTTTGGGTCAGTTTATTCCCAGATTTTTCCGCATTCTTTTTATTTTCCTCGATTGCCTTTTCTTTAGCCTCTTTTACGCGTTTATCAAATTCCTTCTTGGCATTGTCTTCATTCTTTTTCTTTTCCGACATGAGTTGATTTAGCGTTTCTTCCATGTATTCAACGCGCCCGGTCTTATACGCATCTGGATGAAACGGAACCCACATTCCCACCGGACCCACGTAAACATCATGATTGGGGTCAACTTCGCGAAGCAGCTTGCAGCGCATCTCAGCTTCCTTCTGCGATGCAAAAACGCCGCGAACTTTAATTCCTCTAACCGATGTCTGAAATTCATGTTGTTCACCAAATTCAACATCCAGTCTCTCCTCATTGTTATCTATAAAGGTTTTAAAATCATCATTCACATTATATTTCATCACGGATTCATGCTCAGTTTTCAAAAAATCCTGGAAATCCTCATTTACCTTTTCAAATGTCAAATTATACTTGTAAGAAATGAAACTAACAAAATGAAGCATTACATCAACTGACTTTTTATAATTCCATTGCTTTAGAAACTCTTCAAAAAAAAAATGGTCTCTCTGTTTTATAATTTCTTCTGGACTTACAAATGACAAACAAGCAAATTTTTGACCTGAAATGGCTTTATCTTCTTCCAACAAATCTACATAATTTACATTATTTGTTCCATTTTCATTTTTCTTTAATTCAACTCCGCGCGGTTTCATTTTAGGAATATTTTGAATTAATATTTAATATTATACATTATATTACAATTCATATTTAAGTATTTTAAATGGTAAATATATTTTTTAATTATTTTTGAATTAATATTTAATTAAAAAATTATATTTTCAAATAGTTTTATTTTTTTTTCTGTTCATTTAATATAATATAAAATGTATAACAACGTTCTTGATTTAGGCGAGCTTGTCAAACGCGCAATCAAATATTTGGTCGAAGGTATAATGGTTGCCATTGTTGCCTACTCCATTCCCAAACAGCGTCTGAAACTGGAAGAGGTGGGTCTGATTGCATTGTCTGCTGCAGCAACGTTTGCAATTTTAGATGTGTATGTTCCGAGCCTTGCCGTTTCTGCTCGGTCCGGTGCCGGCTTCGGAATCGGTGCCAACCTTGTTGGATTCCCTAGATAAATAAATAATTTCAAATAAAAGAGATTGTGAATGTGTTTTTTTATTTATGAGTTAAATAAAAAAACAAGTATAAAGACAAAAAAGAAGTTTATATAAACAAATAAACAAACCAATACCAATAAATCAATAACATAACATCTTCAATGTCAATGAATCATCATGATAGTGACAATAATATTTCAAATTATACGAATCATGACCACGAGTATTTGTGTAATAAAAAAAAACAAGTCAATATTGTTAAATATACAGTTGAAATTGCAGATGGATTTTTTGCAGGGTTTAAAAGAATAATAGAAATGGACATTGGAATATTTGATTGCATTTTAAATTCCCAAGAAGTATTCAAAATATTTAATAACTATATTTGCAATCACATGTATTTCAAGGTGCTATTTTTTTTAAGTCAAGAGAAACTGAGCACTCAAATGTGCGAATTAAATAATATAAAAAACAAAATGTCAATTGACGAATCTTTGTGTAATTCTGAAAGTATTGAATTTATTAATACTAAAAAATTATTAATTTACATAAAAAAAGATTAAACTTTTATTTATTTTTATTTTGTTTATGTTTTGGTTTGTTGTTTTGTTGTGTTTGTTGTTTTGTTTTGTTTGTTGTTTTGTTTTGTTAGTATTGTAATTGACGGTTTGGTTTGGTTTGGAAAGTTGCAAAGTTAGATTTAGATAAGATTGGCGGCAATGTTTTCATCTTGCATTACTTCATGCGAAATGTCTGCAAAAATGCGTCTTGCTCCAATTCGCGTAACCTGCACACGCGGCGGCCGTTCTTGTTGATTTTGTTGTTGAATGCGCATATATTCAATTGTGTCGAGAAACGCGGTAATGCGACGAGTAAACAGTTGGGTTGGCTCTATCAGAGCTGCATATCGTTCTGCCAAGTTCAGAAATTCAAAGAGCGCCACTCTTTCATTTTGTGTGATGGGAGCCGGGTTGATATTTTCCATTTGAGCAAATAGTTCGTCTTCAACTATGGTAACCAATTCCAACGCGGATAGGGATTGGTTATGGTCTTGAGCACGATGAGAATGAGGAGAAGCCATTGAATTGAGAAGAGCACTACAATATATTAATATAATATTTAAGTTTTCAATTTATGTTTTTTATAATGAAAAATAACCAAAAAATCTCTGAAATGTTCAGTAAAACAAAAAAATGTTTTTTGTTTTTTTTATTTATTGGCGCCTATACTTGTTAATAGACGGCCATTGTTACGTCGTGGTCGTAGAAGCGGAAGTTTTCTTCCATATTGTTCCAGCTTGAGCTTGAAACATTCGTCGGTGTCGTCGTGTTCGCGGCGGTTTTCCAAGTTGAATCTGTGAATGTGTTGTAAAGGATTTGAGAAGAACAATCAAGTTCGTAGCCACCGCAACCGCAAATGCAATTCTGGTTCTGGTTCTGGTTTCTTTTTGTTGGTGCAGGTGCAAATGGTGGAGGTGCAAATGTGTAGGATGAAATCGGGGTTGGCGGCGTGCTGAAGGTTTCAAGACTTGCTTCGGCGCGTAGAGAAGACTTCTTTTGTTTTTGTGTGTAAGGAAGAACAACCCAATAAGAAGGGTCTGAAAACACGATGCGCGCTTCGCGCTGTGACTGAATCCTTTCGCGAAAATGCTTTGAAATGACGCCGGGAATCCAGAAGAGAACGTGCACAACTGCAAAACAGAAGTTTGCATCCGGGTGCTCGTATTCCACAAAATCAACACGTGAAACAATGGCAATGTGTTGGCACTCAAAAACGCGCTTCACATAGGCCTCGCGCATTTGATTGCGGTGAACTCTGGGAATGTAGATGGAAGTGAGCGAGTAAGAATTGGATGCCAACTTTGATTGTCCGGTCATTGAAATTGTCTTGTCGTTGTCTGATGCTGATGATTGAGCTGATAAATGTAAAACAAGTAAAAAAGTTTTCAATTTATATTTTTTTCAATGAAAAATATAAAAAATAAAATGGTTT